GTGGTTTTTAAACTTTTATCTGCGATAAATAGATAAAAAGGTAACGTTAAAAGATGGCTGCTCCTGTATTACAGTTTAAGAGGGGTCTATTTAGCAATCTCCCAGGATTGAGGGCAGGTGAACCCGGTTTTACAACTGACAAGTATGATCTATATGTAGGTATCGATTCTACTTCCGCAAACAACCAGTTCGTAGGTTCTGGAAGATTCTGGACCGTTGAGACTTCATCAACAGGTTCTGGTGTTAACCTTGTCGAAGGAACTAGTAACGGTACAAGCTACATCACGCTTGCTTCTCCAGCAGCTCTTGCTGGAATTGTAACTTACTATCTACCTGGAACCCAAGGTGGTGCTTCCAGTGTTCTAACCAATGATGGCAGTGGAAATTTAAGTTGGGGAAGTGGATCTGCTGACCCAGTATTTACTGGCATTGCTACTTTCAATACAACACTTGTAGATATCAACAGCGAAGTTGATATCTCCGGTATCACTACCGTATCAAATACCACAGATAATACACTCGGTGATGCTGATACAGGTGCTTTCCAAATTGATGGTGGTCTCGGTGTTAACAAGAACGTAACTGTTGGTGGAAACTTAAACGTTCAGGGATATTCCGAGTTCGTTGGTGTTGCAACATTCAAGGGTGGAACTATTAACCTTGGTGATGCTGACACCGATGATATTAACGTTGGTGGTGAGTTTATCTCTGGTCTGGTCCCCGACGCGACTAAGACATATGACTTAGGTGAACTTGCTAAGCAGTGGAGAGATATCTATGCTGGCGGTTCTCTTTACGGAACTGAGTCTATCGTAGGTACTGCTAGTTCTGCAAGAGTAGACTATGCAGTTACTGTTGCATCTAAGACTGCAGACCACAGATACTTTGGAAGTGGATCTAGTTCTGGATACTTTATTGATGGTGTCGAAGCTCCTTTCATTACTCTTCTTCCTGGAAAGACTTATCGCTTTGATCAGTCTGATGCTTCAAACGCTACTCACCCACTTGCCTTCTATCTTGAGTCCTCAAAGACAACATCATATTCAACCAATGTAACAACAAATGGTACTGCTGGTAGTGCTAATGCATATACCGAAATTACAGTAACCGACACTACACCACAAGTTCTTCATTATCAGTGTACTGCCCATGCATTGATGGGTAATGCTGTTGCTTCCCAGTCTAACGTCGTTCACAACAACTTCCAAGCAACATTCCTTGAAGGAATTTCTGTTACTGGCGTTTCTACCTTCACCGGTCAAATTGATGGTAACGGCGGTGCTGACATCTCTGGCGGAGAAACAACCTTATCATCCGCAACTGTTAGTGACCTAACCTCAGGAAGAGTTGTTCTTGCTGGAACTTCAGGTGCTCTGGAAGATAGTGGAAACCTGACCTTCGATGGTTCTACTCTGACCGTAACTGGTGACGCAACTATCACCGATTCTATCGCAGTCACCAAGGATGCTGTTGTTAGTGCTGGTCTGACTGTAACTGGTGCTGTTGACTTCAATGGTGGAGCTAATATCTCTGGTGGAGAAACTACGCTTTCATCTGCCACTGTTAGTGACCTAACTTCTGGTCGTGTTGTTCTTGCTGGTACTTCTGGTGCTCTACAAGATAGTGGAAACCTCACATTCGATGGTACAACTCTCAATGTTACTGGAAACGCAACTGTAGATAATGTAAGAATTGATGGAAATGAAATTGATACAACTTCTGGTGGTTTAACACTCGACTCTGCTTCTGGTACAGTTACCGTTGATGACGACCTGACCGTTAATGGATCCTTCACGGTTCTTGGAACTCAGTCTATCATCAACACTGAGACCCTGAAAGTTGAAGACTCTCTGATTGAAGTTGGTCTGGTCAACTCTGGTGGTTCTCTGGTTGCTCCTTCTTCTGACGCTAACATTGACGTTGGTGTTGTTCTTCACTATTACAGTGGTTCTGCTAAGACCGCTGCGATGTTCTGGGACGACAGTGCTGGAAGAATTGTTGTTGCTTCTGAAGTAACAGAGTCCAGCAGTGTTATGGGAAGCATCACATATGCTAACCTTGAGATCGGAGCACTGACAGTAACTGACTGCCAAGGAAATAACCAAGCAGTTATCACATGTAGTGGTTCAACAAGAACCCTAGAAAATATAACTGTAGATGGTGGTTCGTTCTAGTATTAACTAGACATTATAAATACAGGTGGGCATTGTCCCACCTTTTTTTGTATCAACTATGAATGAAACTGATTATAGAAGTCTGATTCTTGTGTATCAACAAAAGGCATCGGATCTGTTTTCTCAGACTGTTGCTTTAGAAGCAAAAGTTATGGTTGCTAACCAAACTATTGAGTCTCTCAAAAAGAAAACTGCTGAGCAAGAAGACGAGTTGAGTAAATTAAAATCAAGAAAAAAACCTACACAAAAGACGGATAATTTATCTGCTGAGGAATTCTAATGGCAAAACCATCAACACGCCAAGGACTTATTGATTACTGTAAGAGGCGTTTGGGTGCTCCAGTATTGGAGATCAACGTTGATGATGATCAAATTGACGACCTGGTAGATGATGCTCTCCAATACTTCCAAGAGCGTCATTTTGATGGTGTTGAAAGAATGTACCTGAAGTACAGGTTTACTCAGGCAGACTTAGATAGAGGAAGAGCATCAAACGAAAGTGGTAGTACAAATACAGCAGGTATCGTAACTACCAGTGCCACTTCAACATCCATTAGTGGATATGGCACAACTACTTCAAACTACTACGAAACTTCCAACTTTATTCAGGTTCCAGACTCAGTTATCGGAATCGAAAGAATTTTTAAGTTTGATACTAGTTCTATTTCTGGTGGAATGTTCAGTATCAAGTATCAACTGTTTTTGAACGACCTTTACTACTTCAACTCAGTTGAACTTCTCCAGTATGCCATGACTAAGACATACTTGGAGGACATTGACTTTCTACTAACTCCCGACAAACAGATAAGATACAACAAGAGACAAGATAGGTTGTATCTTGATGTTGACTGGCAAAGCATGAGTGAGAATGACTACATTGTTATTGACTGTCACAGAATCTTAGACCCAGCAACATATAGTGGTGTCTATAATGATAGTTTCCTAAAGAGATATCTGACAGCACTCATCAAGCGTCAGTGGGGTCAGAACCTAATTAAGTTCAATGGAGTAAAACTTCCTGGTGGCATTGAACTTAATGGTAGGCAACTGTATGATGATGCCGAAAGAGAAATAGCAGAAATACAGTCCAGAATGTCCATGGATTATGAACTACCACCTCTCGACTTTATTGGATAATGGCACTTAACCCCTTCTTTCTACAGGGCTCCTCTGGAGAGCAAAACCTAGTTCAAGAGTTGATCAATGAGCAACTCAAGATCTATGGTATAGAAGTTTTGTATATACCTAGAAAGTTTGTCAGAGCACAAACTATTCTTGAAGAAGTTCAGTCATCAAAGTTTGATGATAACTTCTTGTTAGAAGCATATGTCAATAACTATGATGGTTATAGTGGTGCTGGCGACATCATGACCAAGTTTGGCGTTAGCGTCAGAGATGAACTATCGCTAGTTGTTTCAAGAGAACGTTTCGAAGACTTCATTTCACCTTTCTTAGAAGATGAAGATGATAATCAGATAACTGTTTTTGATAGACCAAGAGAAGGAGACTTAGTTTATTTTCCATTAGGTAAAAGACTTTTCGAAGTAAAGTTCGTTGAGCATGAAAAACCTTTTTATCAGTTAGGTAAAAACTACGTTTACGAACTTCAATGTGAACTCTTTGAATATGAGGATGAAGTATTCGATACTTCCATTGATGAGGTTGATAAAGTTCTTGATGACCAGGGTTATATTGTTGACCTGACAATGTTCTCAAGTGGAACTAGAGCAACAGCAACTGCTACCGTTGGAACTGGTTTTATCCAGTCAATCACACTGAATAATGATGGTTCTGGTTTTACCAGCACACCAACTGTCGCTATTACAACAGCACCTTCTGGGGGAACCAATGCTCAGGCGGTTGCTATTACCACAACCAGAAATAACATCACTTCTATTGAAGAGATACGTCTTGTCCATGCTGGTGCTGGATACACTGTAGCACCAACTATTACCATTACTGGTGGTGGTGGAACTGGTGCTGCTGCTACTTGCGGCATTCAGACCAATAAGAAGGGTGTTGTTAAGATTGTTGTTACCAATGGTGGTGCTGGATACTCTACGGCACCAAATGTAACATTCACCCTACCTTCACTATCACCACAACTCCCCGCTTCTGCGGTAGCAACTGTAAGTGCTGCTGGTACTATCAGTGCTATCAACATCACAGATGCTGGAGCAGGTTTCTTCTCGGCACCAACAGTTACAGTCGCAACTGCTGCTACAACTGGTATTGGAACATACTGGTTCAACGAAGTTGTTACTGGTTCCAGATCTGGAGCAACAGCAAGAGTCAAGAACTGGGATACGGATACTAATATCCTCAGAGTTGGTATTACATCTGGTGGTTTCTATCCTGGAGAAATTGTTACTGGTGCCAAGTCTGGTGCTGCTTACGGAATCAAGGTGTCCGCTGCGAACACTGTTACAGATAAATATAGGCAAAATGAAGATATTGAGTTAGAAGCAGACAACATTATTGATTTTTCAGAATCTAATCCCTTTGGTACTTACTAATGTTAGGAACTTATTACTACCACGAAATTATTCGTAAAACTATTATCGCCTTTGGTACATTATTCAATGACTTGGACATTCACCACAAGGATGGTAGTGGAAATACCAATAGTGTTATTAAAGTTCCCCTGGCATATGGTCCTGCCCAGAAGTTTCTAGCAAGACTTGAGCAGCAGGCAAACCTAGACAAACCTGTTCAGATTACTCTCCCCAGAATGTCATTTGAGATGACTTCTATTGAGTATGATGCTTCTAGAAAGACTGGTATTACTCAAACATTCAGAGCAGTTGACGAAAACACCTCAAAGATGAAGAAGGTGTTTATGCCTGTTCCATATAACATTGGTTTTGAGTTAAGTATATTCTGTAAACTAAATGACGATGCTCTACAGATAGTTGAGCAGATTCTACCTTATTTCCAACCAGCATTCAATCTAACTATAGACTTAGTAGACTCAATTGGAGAAAAGAGAGATATTCCAGTTGTCCTAAACAGTGTTGGAATGCAGGATGACTATGAAGGAGATTTTTCCACAAGACGAGCACTGATATATACTTTACAGTTTACCGCTAAGACCTACCTCTTCGGTCCTGTTGCTGATAACCCAGAAGGTCTCATCCGTAAGGTTATTGTTGATATGTACTCAGATACCAACACACAAACTGCGAAGAGAGAAGTTAGATACACTGCGGTCCCAGACCCAATTGATGCTAACCCTGGTGATGACTTTGGATTTACCGAGACTTGGGAATACTTTGGTGATTCCAAGTCTTATAGTCCTACACAACAAACTGATATCTAATACTTATGTCTGAATTTGATTCTATTGATGATGCTCTAAATGTAGAGAGCAGCATTGTTGAGGTTGATAATACTCCAAAGAGTATTGTAAAACCTGAGCAAAAAACTGATATCTCAAAAGACTATGAGTATACAAGAGCAAACTTATATTCGTTGATTGAAAAGGGACAAGAGGCAATCAATGGCATTATGGAACTTGCTGGTGAAGGTGGTAGTCCAAGAGCATATGAAGTTGCTGGTCAGTTGATTAAAAGTGTCGCTGATACAACAGA